GTTGCTTGGATAAATGCCAATTTTGGAGGTAAACCTTGCTTTCCAGAGAGTTCAGTCAAAGTTGAATAAACTGGTAAAGAAGCTATTTCAAAAGCTGAAATCGCTGTTACTCGTGCTTGATATTGACCCGCATAAATACCTGGTACTTCGACTGAGTTGTTGCCGGTTATTGGAAGCTTAATCCAACTGCCGTCATCTTTACGCCACTCAACTTGATATTTAACAGCTCCTTTTGCTTGTGTCCAAGACACAACCATAGTGGCAACATTAATACCTTGATCTACCCGATCTTCGCTTGTAATAACAATATTTGAAACTGGTTCTTGAATATTGGGATTAACAATTGAAATTGGCACATCGATATAATGAGCACCATGATCGATTGCATCAAACTTTTTCGGATTGTACTCAAGCGCAGTAATAGTAAATTGATGTGAATCACTTTGAACTACTGACAAAACCCTAAATTTAAGCGTTGCCAAATCTTGAGCGTCAATAACCCAAACATTTTGAGCAGCAATAGAGTTTTCATTGAAAGCTAAATTAACAGTGACAACCCGTCCTGAAATTGACTGAATGATACGAGTTTGGGCTTTACCATTTTCACCATTGATTACAAGACGATCCCCAGCAACAGCAACAACATCATCACGATCAAGAGTAATGCTTTTTCTATCTGCTGAAATTGCTGAAATGCGGCCACCGTTTGCTCTTCCAGCAAAAATAGGATCCGCAAATTCAATCACTTTACCCGGCAAAGGAATATGGCCGTCTAATCCAACTTTAAAAGTCACAGTACGTGTTTCAAGTTGTTCAGACTTTAAAGCCCACAGACCTGCTCGTTGTGCTTGCCCACGCGATGTGCACCCCCACGCATCAAGCTCAAGTAAGCGCACCTGTTTCATTTCAGAAATGGCTTTCTCATCACGCACAAATTCATATTCAGTCTTATAGTGATTGGCTGGGTTATCCCAAGCTACTTTTACTGCATTATGTCTATCACGGGCGCGTGTGCCATTATGATCCGGCTCCCCGATAATATTTGCGCGGGTATAAGTGAAATAGGTGTCTTGTGGAATATCAGCATCACAAACAATGCTATCCCCATCCCAATAAGTTATCGCTCGAAATACACCAGCTAATTTTGTAAGAATGCTATAAGCATCTTCAGCGCTCTGAAGATAAACGTTACATGTGAAACGTGGTTCTTGACCGACTAATCCGTCTGGTACCAACTCATCACAATATTGGGCTAAACGGTATAAAGACCATTTATCAAGCATTCCATCTGTAATTCGCTCACCAATTCCATAGCGCTTAGATGTGCAAAGATCATAGTAAATCCATGCTGGGTTGTTTGAATATGCGCGTTTAAAAGTACCATCCCACATGCCAACATATTCGCGGGTATCAGGGTTGTAATTTGTCGGTACCTTAATTTTTACGCCCTTCAAATCAACCGCTAATTTTGCAACTGAGCCACCAAAAGTTTCGGCATCGTATTGCAGTGAAACTAATGCTGTATTTGGATAGCGTAATTTCGCGTCTATTACCTCAGTGACAGCCTTAACATACATTTTGTCGCTGATATATTCAGACGTTGAATTTGGCGTGATACGGCGAACACGAACAAGCCAGCCTGAATCGGCTTTGGGTAAGTCGATACGATGTGGACGCTCATAGTTATCAGAGGTTTTATCTGAAATTTTTGCTCTTAATACTTCTGACCATGCACCGCCATCAGTTTGCAAATCCACAGCGTACTCAATTGTATAGCCAGTAACATCACCCGTTGTTGGGTCTTGGTTGCGTAGTGGACCCCAACGTAATCGTAATCTAACCGCATCAAGATCAAGGTTATTAAAAGAACGTACCCAAGGTGTAGATGATTTAAGCTCTACATCAATCGGGATTTCATTTTCAACTGCCGGGAAGCCTTCAATGTATTCTTGATCGTTTGTTCCGGATCTAAAATTAACAGTAACGTTTTCAAAGTTCTTGTTGCCGTTTTCATCTTGCAACGGAGTATCTTCAAGCAAAATTGATTGATAGCCGTTTGCTAATCCTTCGACCTCACCCTCCGCTAGACCAATCAACTCTTTTATATAAGTTTTAGATTGTGCGGAGTCCGGTGCAATTACTGGTTGTCTTGGTTGCTGATTTCCCTTTTTTTCGCCTTTTACCATCGCTGTCATATCAAATCCCACGCAATAAAAAAGGCGCTAAAAAGCGCCTATAATCTAATAAAATTTACATCTGATCTTCTGGATATTGACCAGCACTTAAAACGAAGCCGCCGACTTCACGTCTACCATAGAGAATCGGTACTGGATAACCTTGAGCGGCTGTTGTAACCGCACTACCAAAACCAAAGTTTGCCCGGTTCCCGTCTTGATTTTGATTTTGAGTAGTTTGGGCTTTCGGCATGAGCATTGATGCAACCCCTCCCATAGCCATGCCAGCACCTGCACCTATCAATGCAACCTGAGCAGCCTGACCAATACCTGGTATAAATGAAGCAGCTATCAGAACTACCCCAAGAACTAATTGTAAGACTCCATTATTACCACCAGCCCCCATTACACGCGGGACGATATGAATAGTGTCTGTATCAGTATTCATGTCTAGCTGCTCTTCACCAATATTGTCACCAGTGATTACACGCTTGGTTTCATGGTCATAAATTGCTGGACGTTTCTTGCCACGCTTATTACTTAAGCCTTTACCTTTAAGAAAAATTGCAAAAGCCAACCCTTGCTCATGGGCATGTGTCATGAAGTGTTCAAAGCCAGCGATCTGAACTGATAAAGCGCGCATGGCTTCACGCGTATTTGCGACATCGAGCTTAAATTCACGACCAAACTTTTGCCCCAAGATGCCGTATAACTTAATTGTTTTTAACATCTCTATGCCTCAAGATTTTTACAGTACGTTCACGCCACTGCTGGCCATAAATTTCGCGTACTGACTTTCTGTTATACGGATGATGAAGGATTAAACTTGAACCTATGCATTGCTCAGTTTTCTCAGATTTAAGCTGTCCATTATCACCAAGCCAAACAACCGCATGATTAGGATGTTCAGTACGCCCAACACGACAAACAAGCATATCGCCATATTGTGGTGTATCTACTTCATAGAAGCCCGCTTTTTCATAATTTTCGAGGTAAAGTGATGGATGGTCCTTATCTTCCCACCATGCATCATCCCGCTTAAAATCCATAAGCTCTATGCCCATTTCACGACTATAAAAATCACGTACAAGCGCATAGCAATCTTGCCAGCCATGAAAATAATTACGTCCTACTAAAGGGGCGCGATAACCGCAAGGCTCGTAGACTTGAAAATCAAGATCCGGATATGAACAAATTACCCAAGGCTTTTGATGTAATTCAATTTGAATCAGATCAAGTTCCGAAGCTCTTGTTGTTCCATCTGGATGAGAGTGCACATAAGCTAAGATTTCGCCTTGATCTTCAGCACTTGCCAAGTCTTCAGGATGAATTTCAAACTGATCAGATTGTTCAGCGATATTGCGACAAGCAATATATTGCTTATCAATAATCACACCACAGCATTCAAGCGGGTAACATGCATCAGCATGGGCCATAATGGCTTTTTTAATTTTTGCTGTCAGTTTCATAAGACCTCACAACATGCTTGAAGCTGGAAACCCACCAAAAGGTAAAGGCTTGTTTTTACCAATTCGACATTCACAACCAGATAATCTGTACGAGCAACGATCTAAAGCAGGATTGTCTGTTGGCTCATCTTTCTCAGTAAACATTGCGGCCCCAGTGTAACCACACTCTTCCCCGCGATATTCCCAACTACAATAAGATGTGATTTGTCGAACTGGGATTTTCAAGCCTTCAAAATCAATCGGGTTTGAAAGCTCAAAAGTAACCTGCTGAGCATTTTCCGATGTCTTTTGCTCTATAAACCAAGTTTGTTCTTTAGACTCATTCGAGGCAGTTGGATTTCCAGTAGTGAAGTTTTCAGCATCTAAATACTTCGCAAGCGTAGTAATAACTTTCAGCTTCGCCCCTGCAAAATCTTTAAACTGCAAACAGTAAGCAGAAACAGCATGCTGAATACCGTTAATGTTATTTGCCATTGTTAAAGTTGGCGCTGAAGCTTTACCAGTTGAACTAAGTTCTAGTCCCGAAACTTCCAAAGCCATAGGCTCAAAAACTTGACCCTGCCAGATAATATTTCGGTTCCATACCTTCTGGTCACCAATATCAAATATCTTTCCAATACTGCCAGAGTCGGCACCAATTAAACCTTCGGAACCAATTGAAGAGTAAATTTTTTCCCAATCTTGAAAAGCTATATGTCCGTGGAAACGTAAAATGCCAGCACCTAAACTGCTGGCATCTAATTCATACAAATGGATTAACCCATCTACATATAGCTTCTGGAAATCACTATTCAGAGTCATTTTCTGTCACCACTGGCATTTCGGGTACTGGTTTAGGAATTTCTTGCAAGCGAATATCGATCCAGCGGCCCGTTGAAATATCAACTGGATTATCCAAATCAGCAATAATTGAAGCAGACTCAACATCAAACTTCTTTTTAAAAGTTTTGATTTCAATATCTTTATTTTCTAACTGCTGATAAATCACAGCAAAAAGAATGTTCCCGTTAGCATCTTTTGGCGTTTCGATATACCAACCTTCTTTCGAAAACCCGGAGCTGCCTTTAATTAAGTAATGGCCAACATCGCGTTTTTCAAAAGAGAGAGGCTGTTCAGAGGCTTCGTCATTAGGCTCAATTTTATCGGCAAATAGCTTAACAATCGGAGATGCTGACTTGATGAAACCATTTGCATCCACTGTTGTATTTTTTGACGACAAAATTTTACGCCACGGCTGAAACGTATTTACATTCCAGTTTGTAGCCCTGACATACATTTCGGAGTTATGTGTTATGCTTAATTGTGCACAAGCATCAGTTGAATCGTTAATATCTAAATTAATAATTGCCTGAGAATCGTTGTCTGGATAGTCTCCAGCACTTGAAATATTATTACCATTATTTTGCCAATAAAAGGCATTACCATTTCCCCTCAATGTTGATAATTTTTGACTACCCAGTAGAATTGACTTTCCAACTCCAAAAGCCCCAACCTCCATCACATTCCCGGCAGCGGTACCTACATAACGACTAGCTGCATGGGTGTTATTCGTAAAGTTTTCATTCATTTTTGCGCCAGTAGAGCGGAATGTGTCGCCACCTGCACCCGTTGGGGCAGTGCCAAGATTTACTGTTTGAATCGTCATTTTCTTACTCGCATAAAAAAGCCCCGACATTGCGGGGCATAGAAATATTAAGAATTAGATGACGGGCACAACTCCGTCTTGTGTGCATGCCGTAGTTTCTTGCATGAGGTCACGACATTAAGAAAAAATTGTGTACCAATAGGCTTTGCTTTTTGATCTGGTTAAGAAGTAATACAAGCCCCACTTTTGAGCGAGTTCTTGTTTATTTTTACCAGTATATTTTACACACAATTTAATGAATAACTGCTTCATTTTAATTTCCTTAAGATAATAAAAAAGGGCACTATGTGCCCTTCATTTAAACGATAAGTTTTAAGTTAATAGATCACCAATGTATTTAGCTTGAACTTGAATAATTACACCTGGAGCTAAATCAGTTTTTCCTACTAACTCATAGCCGTCTTCTGTAGGGTTAATATTTAAAACAATTTCATAACTAGTGATATTGCCAAAAACCGACTCAATATTCCTATCATGTTGTTTTGCATTTAGCTTGATATGGTTATTATCAATCTTACCTTGATAAGTGAAACCATAGTCTCCGCCATTAACTACGCCATTACTAACAACGACTGTACCCTCTCCAAAATCTTGAATAGTGCTTTTAAATTTGACGAAGTAAATACCGTCTTTCATTTTGACCTCATGCATTAAACGCTGAAAATTCAGCCATTTGATAGTAATACATACCTAGTCAAAAGTTAATTTTTTATGGATAGAAGACTTGGGTGAATGTCGTAGAGATTTGCCATACATCACCGCCTAAACAACGGGGTTGATATTCGCCTGTTTTAACTCGGACTTCACCGTCTAATGGCGAATCCCAAAGAAACGAGTCAGCGCCTTTATGCTGATCGAAGAATGCTTTGATTTGCATAATTTCGGCTTTTTTTGCCGTTCTTGTGTATTGCCATGTGCCAGATCGGTTATTGATTCCTATTGAGACATTTTGCTCATACCCATCACCAAATTTGCTTGATAACGTATTAAAGCGCTGCGAACCTGAGTTACCTTCTAAGTCTTGGCACCAAGTGAATTTACGGTTGCTCATCTTTTTTTGACCACTCAACTTTCATACTTACCGGACTATCTTTAAAACGTTTTTTGCAACTTTCAAGATCCTGCGTATTTTGATCTGGAGCAAATAACCCCCCACGCCTACTTTCACGAACTGCCCATTCTTTTACATGTTTGTTTAGTAGCTCTGCTGCTTTAGAACTCTTAGATTGTTTTTTAAAAATGAGGGTGAATGACAATCCAAAGACGAAACCCGTTGCATATTCAATTAGATTAAAATCAATTAAATTTGCACTTATGTAGAAAACTACAGCAATCAATAAAGCAAGCAGAAAAGTCATAATGTACTTTTTCACTTTTGTACTCCCATTAAAAAACCCACTCTCATGAGTGGGTTTATTTGGTTTTAAGTGGTTAAGCTTGGGTAATTAACGTCTCACAAGATTAAACAAGACCCCACCTTGACGGCTTTCTCGTCTAGCCCAATCGTTCATTGCATTATTTAGAGATTCAGCAATTTGCTTTTGCCCTTGTGTATTGACACTTGCGGATCCATCAGCGAACGTAATCTGTTGGCTGATTTGCACATTGCCCTCACTAGACCCGTTTTGACGATTATTTAAATAATTCGTCAAATCTTTGTTCTGTTGAGGGTTTAGTACACGTTCACCACCATCTAAAAGCCATGTACCTTCACGCGGGATATTATCTATACCGTTATGAGCCATACCTTGGATTGTTTGAGCTGCCATGATACCAACTGAAGCATAACCTGTTGCCCTAACAACTCCAGCCAATACACTTCCATAAGCGCCACCTTGTGCCAGTGCTTTTGTAGCCCCCTCTTCCGTGTTAACAATTGCTTGAGCTATTGAAGCAGCCTTAGAGGCAAAGAACATAGTTTTGTAAAGTGCATTTGACTTCCCAACACTTTGCTCTAATAGTGCGGTCATGTCTGAAAAGACCTGCCCAGTCATTCCAGCAATTTGCGAATAAACTTGCATCTTGGTTTCAAAATTCTGTTGATCCAAATCACGTTCTTTTTGTGCGTATTCTGCATCAAGTGCGGCTTTCGATTGCAAATACTGCTCATGTGCATTTAGAAGCTCTTGTTTTCTAGTTACTTCAGATTCCAGAAAAATACTGTTGTCGGCTTTTGCATTTATCCCAGATACCTGATCATCATATGCCTGTTTTAAACCACCATAATCTGAAGAATATTGATTTTGCAAATTAAACTTTGAAAACTCTTCAGGATTAAGTCTATTAAATAGAGATTGAGCAGAGTTCTGACCAACTTGAAAGACGCTGTCAGAAGCTTGGTTTAACGCTCCAAAAATTGCGTAATCTTTAGATTTAGCAATCTCTTCACGTACACGTTTACTTAAACTATAAGTTTGAAGTATTTCTTCACGTTCACGTTGGTAACGCTTCACAACAATTTCAGTCTGATTTAGATAACCCTCAAACGCCGACTGAATTTGTGCATCTTCTTCGCGTTTTACGGCAGCAATTTCAACTTGTTTTTGACGCTCAAGAGCAGCTTTAATCTCTAAAGCTTTTTTCGATTTCCCGTACTCATACTCGGCATTAGAGTCGATTAACTCTTTTTGTCGATCAAAGTTTTGTTCAATCTGCTTGATTCGATCAGTTTCAAAAGCAAAGTACTGGTTGTACTCTTCCTTTTTATCAGACTCAAGTTTTGCAATTTGAGCGGCATATAATGCATTCTCTTGAGCAAGCTTTTCTTTTAACTGCGGTGTACCAGCGTACGCAAGTGTGATCTTATCAATATTATCTTGATGCTCCTTTGCAAGTCGTTGAGCTTCAGTGTAATACCGTGCGTTAACTTCTTTTCTTGCCTCATCAATAGCCTGTTGAGACTCGGCAGCTTTGTTGATTAATTCAAGTTGATCTGCCTGTGTAGGCATTAAAATTGAATTATCAACACTTGATTTACCATTCACACCTGCAAACCATTTCTGGAAACCCGGTACATAACCAGCAACCTCTTTGCGCTTGCTATCTGATAGACCACCTTTCAAATAGGTTCTTAAGCCACCTGCACCTGCATTGTAGGCCATTAAGGCTTTTGCACGATCACCAAATTCTTGGTAGTGTTTTTGCAAGTCTTTAGCCGCTGCTGTTGCAACTTCTTCAATCGAACTTTTTGAATTAAGACCATACTGTTTTCTAAATACACTCGTTGTTTGGAAAAGACCTATTGCCCCGGTATGGCTTCTTGCCCCGGCATTAGCTCCAGACTCTTGAAGAATCAATGCGGCAAGTGTTCCAGCAGGCAAACCATACAAACTTTCAATCTGAGCAAAATTATTTGCCTTAGCAATACCTTGTGCACGAGCAATTGCCTCTAGCTCAGGTTTCCCAAAAGTATAATTTTTTAGATTGAAATTCTCACGAGCAGCTAATAGTACATCCTTTGACAATGGTGCTTTAAAAGCATTTTCTCCATTTGTTGCGACTTGTGCATCTGCATAAACATTCGCTTTATCTACACTTACCCCCTCTCTTACAAGTGTCTTTATATACCCTTCCCTAAGTACATCTTGTTTAGCTTGGGTAATGTAGTCACGTTGAGCTTTTGTTAAATTGTTCCATGCTTTTTCAGCCTCTGTGAGTACCTTAGTTTGGTTCTGCTGTGCCTTTGTTGCATCATTGGTTGCATCTTTAACTAATTTTTGGATCTCTTTTTGACGATCTATAGAGTTATTTGCAGCATTAATTTTTGTATCTAATTCTGCAACAAACTTAAGTGTACTCTCACTAACCAAGCCTTGCTTTTGTAGCTGAGCAAAAGCATTCTTAGCTTCATCCCCACCTTGTTTTAAGCTAGCAAGGTACGCTTGAATCGCTGTAAATTGCTTAATATCACCTTGAACTTTCAAGTCGTTTTCAAATTGTTCTAACGCTGTAAGAAGACTTTTTAGTTCCTTGGTTTGTTTTTCAACCTCCTCACTTGCCTCAATACCTTTTATAGCTAACTGTGCTGCGGTAAAGCTTTTATATTTTTCTCGAAGTTCACTAATTGCTAAACCTTGCTCTTCAAATGCACTTGTTGCATCTTCAGTGTGTTTGGTCATCAATAAATATGCACCACCAGCTACAGCAATTTGTGTTGCTAACATTGCCAATCCAGCGGAACCACCAAGTAAAGCCATGACTCCAGCTGTAGCACCAGCAGATCTAGCAAAGCTTGCTAAGCCCACGCCCGCACGAACTGCAAAAATAGCAGTTTGCCCAAGTTGATATGTTGCGACAACCAAAGCAGGAACAAATCTCGTTGCGATGCCAGCAGATACGGCAATAGTTACCGCTTTAATATCATCCCAATTATCAATAACCATTTTGACTGCTGGAACTACATTATTTATTAGGCGATTTTCTAAGCCCTGCCATTGTAAATCCATCAGCATTAACTGTTTTTTTGCTTCCGAAAGATTCGCGACCAATTCATCAGTCATAATTGCGCCAGCTTTTTCAGCTGCATCGCCCCATTCTTTAAAACCTTTACCACCATTTTCTAGCAATGGGATAAGTAAAGAAGAATCTGAAATGATTGCTTCCATGTAGAATTTCATATCATTGGTAGAGGCTCCAGCTTTTTCCAATGAGTTATAAAATAGTTGAAGTGCTTCTGGACCGGACAGCTTTTGAAACTGTTGAATCGTTACACCAACTTTAGGGGCAATATTGGTGAAAAAGTCAGCTAAAGGCCCACCACCTGTTTGCTGAAAATCGCCTATACGATCCTGCATGTCTTTCATTTTATCTGCAAAAGATTCCAATGAAATTCCAGCAGTTTCTGCCCCTTTGGCGTAATACTGAAATTCACGCACTGAAGCATTCGCAAGTTTTGAAAACTTTTGAATATCATTTCCAGTCTGAATAACTTGATCGCTAAAATTAACAAGCTGAGCCACTGAAAGACCAGCCACTGCTCCACTCAATGCACTTACAGCAATAGCAGCAATATTTAAAGAATTAGCAATCCCTTGACTCGATGTTCGGGCTTGGCGCTCTGCCTTACTTAATGGTTCCGTAAAACTAGCTGTTTGAACAACCAAATCAAGCGTTAATCTGCCAAGTGAATTTGTCGCCATACCTTTTCTCCAGACATAAAAAAACCCGACACTTGGTCGGGTTATAGATAAGTCTATTTAGTTGCTAATTTTCGATTTCATGTTTCTAGCAATGCTCATAAGATCATTACTTCGTGAAAAGTTAAAAAATCTTTCAAATATTTCTGAAAGTTCAATCATATCTACAGGGTAAAACCGTCCCTCGAGACATTGAGTAATTACCTTTCCTTTCTTATGATAGAGATGCCTCACATCTAGTTATTGGAGATGCTGAGGAACGTAAACGCTTAGCCCATATTGCTGCCAAAGCAGTTTTTGAGGCTCTCGGGGAAACCTACGATCAGCAAGAAGATGGTAAAAAAGCACCCTAAGGTGCTTTTTTATCATCTACTTTCTTTGCTCTAGTAGTGCTTGGTGAGTAACTTTCCAAGGCTCAAACCGCTCTCGCTCTAGCGTATATTTAAACTTATTTGCAGGAAAGTTACTCCCGCCATCCACACCACCATACTTACTATCTGCGTGATCCCAACTTATAACTTCAAATTTATTAGCAGTAATTTTTTTGATAGATTCAATGTATCCATAATTGATACCAACATCTTGACCAAAAGCGAAATCAGTTTGAATAGTATAAGGCATCCAGTCACCTCCATGTTTGGCAACTTCAGTTACAAAGCTAGACATGGTCCCTGATCCACCGGAACACCCCATATCCCCTACCCATAAAACAAAAAATACATATTCATTACTTTTTTTATCGTAATTAACTGTTGTTACATCTTTAATAGTAGTGGGTCGTCCATTTTCCGGATCTTTTTCAAAAGAACTCATACAAGAAACAAGCCCAGAATATTGCTTTACCATATTAAGAGCATTTTGTTTATCTTCTAATTCAGATGAGGCATGAACAAAGGCAGAAAAAGCGACTGCGGCAACTAATAAAATAATTTTTTTCATATAAACCACTACAATGTAATACTTAATAAAATAGGAGCACTCATGGCATGAGTGCTCATCTCAATTACCAATTTGCATTGGACTGAGTTGATGTAATTGCTGTCTTGTATTGATCGATCACACTATTAAGTTTTACAGCAATTTTTTGCTGGTGCTGAATAATATTGATTGGAACTTCTTTACCCATATTCACGTTATAACCACCTTGTACATAGGTCAAATTTGTTCTAGTAACATCATTAATTGTTACTCTTGCCTTATTATCTTTGGTATCGATTTTAATCGTAAAGTTAACTTTATCGTTGCCAAAAGCGCCACAATCTATAAAACCATCACAAGGATACTGAATATTTCCTTTCCCAATAATTGAACCAGTACTTTTGTCTGCATATTGGATGACATTGTTTGCGGATTTGAATGATTGAGCAATCCATATCTTTGAATCTTCAAAAATCTGATCTTTCGATTTATTTGGAATTTCTATTACCTGCGATACCTCAGGCATTGCCTGCTGTGTAGATGTTATTGGTGTTGCACACCCCACTAAACCCAGAGCGATTAAACCAGCAACTAATATTTTCTTCATGATTTCACCATTTGTTATAAAGTTTTGACAAAATAACAATCAGTTTATTAAAAAACCACCCTTTTGAGTGGTTTTTTGATCATTTTCTTAATCACTGGCTACTTTTTCCAGATAATCAATTAAAGATAGTGAGTTGTCTTCTGGTGGCGTTTCATGAGGCATAAATATATAAGGGTCTACTTTTGTTCCCTCTTTAACTTTGAAGCCTGTGTAATGTGCCATCCAGCTTCCAAAGCTTTGCTCTAAACGGCGTCCAAAGAAAAGAGAGCCATACTTTTGACGGTAGGCTCTCCAATACATCAACTCTCTATGTGAAAGTTTTTGTTCAGCTTCTTCTAAGGTGTTTCCGCCGATTCCGTTGAGGACGAGTTCAATGAGGAGTTCTCTGTCGTCAAGTTCTTCTTCCGAGACTTTCCCAAAAAATTATTAACTTCATCAGCAGCAGCATACATAGCATTTATTAAACTAGGCTCTGCTTTATAGATGTCATTAACACTTGAGAAAAAAGGTGTTCCCTTTTGATCTGAGCAAATTGAACCAAGTAATTGAGCAGCTTGCATGTGAGTTGAATCGATTTTCTTAACTTTTGAATCTTCAAGATTCTCATAATTAAGATCCCATTCAATTGCTTTGGATGCCTCGCGACTTTCCTTGAAGTTCATTTTTTTAACAAAAATATCAGCTTCAAGCTCAACAATATCACCAAGTTCTAATGAATTGTTTTTCGTCAATTTTTTAAGTGACCCAATATTGCTTTCAGTCGCTTCAACATTCCACTTGACGGCTTTTTTAACTGGAACGTTTAGAGTGGTTACACTCTGCTTTAAGTCTGTAATGCTGATCTTAGTCATTATGGAACCACCGTGCGTTTAGTTGAAGTCACGCCAGAAGTACGAATCAATGTGAATGAATAACCAACTACAGAATCGACTTCAAATGCATTAGGTGCAGTAGGATTAATATAACCCTTGAATGACCACCACATACGATCCTCTGGCAGATCAATACCACTGGCTGGATCATAGGTCGGAGGGGTTGCAGCATGACCCGAACCAACATGCCATTCTAAAATCTCTCCAGATTCGGCAATTTCAATTAATTTGTCATGACTGGTGTTCGTATCATCGTAATCGATTTCTACTGCACCTTCACCGGGATCACGCATACCGCGAACATACTGTTTTGAGTCTGCATCAAGACAAGTTACATCAATTTTTTGAAATGAATCTTGCCCCAAGTCAATCCGTTTAGAGCAAACAAAACGAACCACTTGACCATTTAACACAGTAAATAACTGTGTTTTTTGAGTTTTAACATTAGCCATTAAGAGCGCTCCTTTTAGGCATAAAAAAAGCACCCGATTGGGTGCTAAGTGAAAATATGGTTTAAGTTTTATTAGCGGTTTACAATCCAGCTAACATCAAAAGAATAGTGAGGCATGCCTGTTACGGGGTCCTTATCTGCCTCGCCATAACGAACCACATAACAATCAAGTTCAATTGCGAAGCGAATTGCTTTTGCAACCTGATCAACAACATCCTCATCAGTTGCGTATACATCAATTTGAATAATTACATTGTCCGAAACAGGACGTGAATCAAGGTTGCTATTTGAATCACCAGAAATTGTTTGCCATGTCACATATGGCGCTTGTGGCTCATCTGGAGCACTTCCAAACTTCCAGACTCGCAAAATTCCATCGCTTTCAAGTAGAGCCTTAACCGCTGGATCTGCTCTGGCTAATTTAAAAATTGGAACATCAATCATTAAGCTGCACCTAAAACCACGCTGAGTTCAAAATTAAACACTTGAACAAATTTATCGGTAACTTGTTCAATGTTTTCGTATAAAGCAGGGCGTAAAAATGGAGTAGCAGGCTGTTTACTGGTGCCTAACTCAAGGAATCGCCAGTAAAAGACTCGGCCGTCCGCTTGGTAAGTTTGACCAACACGTCCAGCACGTCTATTTTGAGCATTGTTTGTATATGGGATACGTGCACCACCACGCACTCCCACGCGCATAACCAAAGTGTTTTTATTTCTACTCCGGCCATTTTGAACCACAATTTCTTTCCAGATTTTTTCTGGAGTGGTTGGATCATCTAGGCGTTTAACTTTTTGACGAGCTGCATCTCTTGCAATATTCATTGCCTGCCGCATCGCTTTACGGGCGATACGTTTTACAGTCTTGTCATTACCAATTGCCCGCATTCGTCTTAATGCAGGCTCCAAACCATGTATTTGAGTTGTCATAAATCACCCATTCCATGCTTTATCACCAGTTGATAAGTTGATGGTTAGATATTCACGGCGCGAATCTGGATCTCGCATAGGTTTGCCGTCAATCTTGTAATAGTAGCCATCAAACAAAACTCGCATGGTGCTATCAATCTGCTTTGTAGTGCTGCTAAAACGCACTTTTGCACGGGCTTGTATTGCGCTGTTTGCTGCTTTGGCTGCAATAACATCACGGGTTGATAAGTCAGTTACTTCGGCCCAAATAGTTGCAAGATTTGACCATGAGGTAATTAATTTACCTGTGTTTTGATCTTGAGTTTGTATGGGCTTTTGAATGGTGATGCGGTGGCGCAATTTAGGGGTAATATCTGACATTTAAACCCCCATAATTCTGAATTTTTGCAATAAATCCCAGTAAGCTCTCGGCTTACCTTCTGTGCTTCGGCTATACCGATATTGAACATAAATTAGTCTTGCTGAATCTAACCAATCATTATCTAAGATATCAGTTTCATCTACTCGATCAGACTCATTCACAATCACTTTACGATCTAAATCGTTTTGAATTACCTCTTCTGCATCTGCAATCCATTTAATAATCAACGAATCTTCATCATCTTCGTCAATGCGACAGTGTAGTTTTGCCTGATCTAAAGTAATCATTCTGATTTCACCTGTTTTGTGCTTTTAACTGGCTTCTTTTCTTCTTGTGGTTCTGCCAGAACGCCTTTGTCTACCAAATGTTTTACTGTTGCTGGATCAGCTTCCCGAGTGTCACCTGTTTTATAAAACTGGTCGCCAAAATGTTCACGCTTCACTTCGTACTTCATCTCTATCTCCTAAGGGAAAGGGGCTTTCGCCCCTATCCAATTAAGTTGTAGCAACAGGTTTTAAATCGCCATATACAAATGCTTCTGGACGATAAACAGCTAAAGCTAGACGCTCTTCAGCAAGAATTGTCACTAAGTTCTTAACAAAGTCATCTTCGTTCTCTGTTGCAACCTCAACACGAGATAACCAACGGTCAAAGATCTGAGCGCCCATTGAGAATGCACCAGTCAAGAACTTACCTGCTGTGATCGCTTGAGTTTCAACAACTGGAAGGCCCCACAAAGTAGGATTTAAAGTGCCTTGTGGGTTACCAATAATGTATTGGCCAGTTGTGTCTTTCAGCGTTTCAATACTTGCCCAGTCAATCGGGTTAAGCACATGACCACTTGCAGGATATTCAGCAAGAATCGCTTGAAGCATTGCATAACGCAAAGTATCAATGATCGTTTCTTGTGATGGTGTTACACCTGTAGGACGAACATAAGCAGTCGCTTGAGGAATAATCCCAAGTAAGTTCTGACCAGTACCGTCACCATTAAGGATTTGCTGCTCTTCTTTGAAAGCCAATCCATAACGCAAACGGCCATCAATGTATGACTGCAATTGTGAAGCATCATCAAGGATCTGACGCGAAGCTTTCATATAATGTGCGATAACTTTGGCAGTTGTACTTACAAGGTCAAACTTAAGGTCAGACTCAGGCTTTTTAGTTCCTTCAGCTACCATACCAGCGCCATTTGTGAAGCCAGTCTCACGCACGTATTCAAGTGCATTTCCATCCATACGGCCCTGCATTAGAAGGTCGCGAATTGTTAGCTTTCGGTCAGGTGGAGCAATAATCCCCGGAATTCGTGTAGTTTGGACCAAGTCGCCTGCTGCCCCTGCCGTATCCGTAGTTGCAGAGGTAATGGTGGCTTTAATTTCTAAGTTAGCTTTACCACGTTGACCTGCTGATCCAACGAGGGATTTAAATTGCTCAGATTCAACAAATTGACGTCCTAAAGATTTTTGCTCAGTAGGCTGGTCATTTGGTCGACGCGCCATTTTTTGCTCTAGCTCATCTAAACGAGCTTTAGTCTCATTACATTTGGTAATGGCTTCATCTGCTTTGTTTTTTGCATCTTCTGAAATTTTGTCGCCATGTTCACGCTTGCCTTTAAACTCTTCGGCAATACCCTTAACGGTGTCTACGTGTTTCTTAAACTCTTGAGCGAGTTGTTCTAGGTTTTGTTCAGACATTGCTGACTCCTTTTAAAATATTTAAAGCATTAGAAATTGATTTCGCTTCTTTGGTTTCTTCCTCTGACACGCTCAGAAGAGAACGCAAGCCTTTGCTAGCGATTGCAGTAGCTTGGTTTTTTGAAAATCCTGACTCTCTCAAGAATTTTTCAAATTCTGGTAATGTTGGCAGTTCGCCATCATCTAATTTGGACTTAACGGAAGTGATGAGGCTGCGCTCATTTGCAGGCTGAGTGACAATCGAGATTTCGCTAAGGTCAACTTCAACCAATTCGCGAACGCCATTTGTCTGTTGATTAGCCTTTTTGGTTGAGTAGCCAATGCTTAGGCCGTCTATAGCGCCAGCCTTTAAAAGTGCATGAGTAGACTTGGCTCTTGGGACGTCATCTATAAGTAACTTGCCTTCAACATAAAGGCCTTTTTCGTCTTCATAGATGTTTGTGTAGACACCAATAGGTTCACTATCGTTATGGTTCCAAAGAACAGGCGGCATCTTATTTTTGGCGCGCCATTTGGCGATGGATGCTGTAAATGCACCCGGCAAAATTACGTCGTTATACCAATCAATATTTCCAAATACGGCACCATAGCCCGAAAAAAAACCGTCCTCTTGGACGGCTTTGATCTCTAAATTAAAACTTTTTCTAGTCATTGAGGATTCCCCTGATTTTCTCCAAGTGGCACCATTTGCATTTGTACTGTGAGCTTATTAGCCGCTGGATCTGTGGATGCTGGCAAATCCTCCAACTCTCGCGCTTCATTCCGCGTCATTAAGCCGTTCTGCGTCATTTTTACGTAGAAATCACCACGCTTAGCTACGTCAGAGCGCAGCAAGCCATCTACAGAGAATTTAGGACGGTATTTGTATTTGTCTTGCGGCAAAAGTAGCTTGCGAGCGATTGTTTGCTCATAGCGTACTAATTGAGGGTTAAGTGCATAAGTCAAAAAGCCCTGATTGGTTTGTTCTAGACTTGACGCCCATGAACTTGCCTTATTAGTGTGCCCAATTAGTTGAGGTGGAACCCCAAAAGCACGGCAGATTTCTTCAATACCGAAGTAACGTGACTCCAATAATTGAGCGTCCACTGGGTTAATACGTATGCTACTTGCGCCTGAAACTTTCATGCCAGCTTCAAGCACCATGTACTTTCCAGCGTTTTCAGGTCGACTAAACTCAGCTAAGTTATTACGCATTCGTTGGCGCTGTTCTTTAGTTAGTGTTTGCTCACCTGTTTCAAGAAAGCCACCTACTTTTAAGCCATTTTTGAACCAATCTTGTGCTTGGTTATTGGCATCAAACTGCATACCGATGGTTTGCGCAAAAAACTGAATTGCTGATAGACCTACAAGCCCATCTAACGTAAATCCTTTAAAATGCAAGATCTTGTCTTCTGAATATATTGTGGTTTTGCCATTTTCGGTGTAATGAAACTCAATTGAGCCTGATTTATTACGTTTTACAATCATTTCACTCGGGAAAAGTGGCTCTAGCGCTATCACTTCACCATTTGAACGCTTTGTGATTAGGTTGTATGAGTTACCCCACAAGTCTAAACAAGCGCTTTGTACCTGCCAAAACTCACTAGCACACATGTCAGCATTCGGCGAATCATGCAAAATACGATAAAGATAATGGTCAACGGCTATGCGCTTTTCACTATCATAAAGTTGAAGAGGTAGTGTTGAGATAGTTTCAGCTCGCAATTTGACACATGCCCAAACCGCTGAGAGTTTTAAAGCAGTCTCAGGCGTTACAACTGCTCCACCCGACGAAATATAACTGTCAAAAGGATATGAAGTATCCCCTTTTTTTAATTGAGTTCTTCCAGTCAATCGTGACCAGAAACGAGTCCAAAAACCCGTGTCTTGTAAATCGCTCATGCTATCACGACGTCCTCTAAATAATCATCAATGTCTAAATTCTTGGCAACTGGATTAAGGCTCATTAAAGCAACTGCGTTAAATGTGGCAATCAATGGGTCAATCTTTCCGACACCAGACTCTTGCTTAGTGATTCGCATACCATTACCAACCATCACGACACGGGCATTACCAGCGGCCCAAGTCATCAATTGCTGTCCAGCATGATAGAGATTACCCTCTGCTAACTTGCGCTCTGTGGTGAGGATGTAAGACATGAGCTTGTAGCCTTGCGGCACAGCAAACATGCTTTCTTCTGGAATTCCTGCCTCAAGCAAGCCATCTAAAAGACCACCTAAGCCCAATGGATCTAGTCCGATCTTGTTGAGCTTTCCACTGTCATAAACCTTCTTGGCAATTGCTGCGAGTTGGTCTATGTCATCACCAACACGGTCAACAACTGTTAAAGATTGCTCTTTCTCGAAGTCTTGGTACTTCGGAATGTTCTCTTTACGACGTTCTAAAGCAATCTTGTTTGCCCAAGCATGATTCCAAAGCCACCAGATACGTGGATCCTTCTTTAATCGACCTAAAACCGCTAATCCGAGTAAGTCATCTAAACCACCACCATCGATACCAATAGTTATAAGTTCTGATTGCTCAATGATGTGGTCCAACCCAAAAACGTGCTTTTGCTTATTCCAATATTCAGCACCTGCCCACCGGTTAGCACGAAGGTTCATGCCGATTTCAATGTTTAAGTGCTTAGCCAAGAAGTCTCGAAGTGATTCTTCGCCTGCATCTTGAACCTTTTTAAACTCTGAAATGAGATATTCAAGATCAACCGATGCACCCAAATTAGGGTTTGTGATATAGAAGTTCTCAGGCTTTAAGTGCTCACCCGCTTCAACTAGAAATTTTGGGAACTCATAGATAAGAGGAAGAAAGGCTTTATCTTCTTTTATTCCATCCCTTACATCACGGGCATAATCTAAAAGCTGTTTAAATACCCCACACGGCACTTCATCCGACATAGTGGACAGATAAATCACACAGCCTTCGGGACGTGATGCCAAACCACCCTTTGCTTCACGGAACATTGACTCGGCATTTGCGCGCTTACCAAAGAGCCAGACCTCATCGATCAAAATGATTGAAGCTTTCTTACCTGCTGCTGCATTTGATTCTGCTGCAATAACCTTAAGTGTTGCTCCAGTACCTAGATGCGTAACTGTCTTTGTGTGCTCAGATACATTAAATCTTTCACTTAATTCTTCATCTGCGCGTATGAAATCCCGGATTGGATTAAATGAGTTATCAGCAACTTCTTTAGTAGGCGCAAGAATAATTAGTTCGGCAGATTGTCGATCATTAAGAATTAATGCAGTAAGCATAATTCCGGCGGCAATCGTAGATTTAGTATTCTTCTTCGAAATCAAAAGAAAGAATTCACGAATTAATCTGCGCTTTGTGCTTGGATCATATGCGCCAAAGATTGCACGAACAAACTCGATCACCCATTCCAATGTGACATCGCCCATCTTAGGGCTACCCATCACATCAACAAGAATTAACTCTTTAAAGATACGTTCCGCTACGTCAGCCACTTTGGGGAATAATGGCTTACACGGCATTAACGATTGTTTAGAAACAATACGGGTCGCCCAGTCTGGGCAAGCTGTAGTCCAGATGGGTGACATTGAAGACATAATTTAGCTCATCAATTGATTATCTAAAGTTGCAAACTTTCCTGATTTACTACCTTCTCTTGCAGTTTCTGCTTTGGTTTCTTTCTTGCCCTTTTCGGCAACTTTCCCGTGGACGTATGGAAGGGCGGCTTGTGCTGCCCGAACTCTTAAAGCCATATCTTCGACAGGATCACTGTAAACAGACTCTAAAAAAGCTAATGGGTCTGCAAGATTCTTTGCAGCCTCAATAGTTGTATTAGTTGTTAAAGGTTTAACCTCGTGTTTAACAGCTTGCTCTGGAGTGGCTTCTTCAAGTCGTTCCAGAAAGGCAATAACATCAGGGTCTTTTGCCAAACGAGCACCTGCCGCAGATGCAGTCTTTTCAGGGCATCCAGCCAAAATTGCAGCTTCTTTATTATCCTTGCCTTTTCGTTTTGCGAGGGCAAATGCCTTCTTTTTTTCTGTTAAAGCCATATACCCTCCTTTAACATATTTTTGAAAACTGATTTTTTCTTATAAGTGAGGAGGGCGGCGGTGTCCGAGCACTTAGCTCTCAGAACTTTGGACTCCCCCCACCTAATGCAAGATCTTCTGAATCTTTTCCTTTGCATCTTCTTTGACAGAACAAGTAATAATGTTGCCACTTCGCATATACATAACTACGTCATATATGTACACGCTGTAGTCCTTTTTACCTGTCCATTTAATCGTAAGCCCTTCAACACCATTCGGATCAAAGTAGACATCCGCGTCAGCATTGCAATCACGAACATAAATAAGATTT